AGGAGCCGTATACAACGCCATTGTCCGTGACCAAAAGGACTTCACAGAGGAGCAGTTCTTGTCGTGGGAGGCATCGGTCAACACCTACCTTGCCGAGGTCGGAGGTGCCAAGATCAAGATCATTGATGACTACACGAAGCGCTGGGTGCGTGGGGTTGTTACGAAGGTAGCGCAGGAGGCAGCCGAGCAGGGACTGGGTACACGCGAGACGGCGGCGCTCATCAGGAACCGCGTAGCAACACGCTGGGGAGAAATCTCCGAGACGAGGGCATTACGTATTGCCCAAACAGAGGTCAACGCAGCGGCGAACTGGGGCGCAAAGGCAGGGGCGACAGAGGCAGGCATGACACGCAAGTTCTGGATCAGCGCAACGGACGCACGAGTGCGACCAGAACACATCGCACTTAACGGAGCCGAGCCAATCGGTATCGACGAACTATTCAATGTTGGCGGCAGTTTAATGGATAGACCATCCGACCCGAACGGTAGTCCCGGTCAGGTTATCAACTGCCGCTGTCAAATGGGCTTTCTGCCTTAAATAAATGAAGCAAATCGAAGAAACAGGCAAACTTATTGAGGTGGGCAAACTGCTCGCAGGCGTTATATTTGCTTCGCTGCTCATTGGCGTTGCCACGGCAGGGTTCGGTCAACTACCAGAACGCATGGATCGGGTAGAGATGGCGCAGGGCAGCATCATGACAAACATCAATACGCTTGATGATCGGATTGATGCCGTCGAGCGCACACAGGCTGACATCAAGAAAGAGTTGCAACTCATCACCTGCCTGCAACTCGCAGAAGCCAAACAACTGTACTACCAAGACTGCCTGCAATGAACACAGCGGATGAAGGCATACGGACGGTTGAGTATCTTGCCTTAATCATTGCGGCATACTATCAGGAGTTAATACGTCTCGGCGTGCCATCCGAAGATGCAACCACGATCGCGGCAGTCCTGCAAGAGATAATCTTTGACAACCTATGACCTACACCTACCAACGCGAGGACGGCACTCGGTTTGAGCATTTCGCATCCATCAAGAGCGCACCGCTCACCAAGTGTCCAACGACGGGACAAAAGTGTTACATCGTAATCACAGGCGGCAGCGGAACGGTGTTCAAGGGCGGCGGCTGGGTAGACAAGAAATGAACGAGCGAGACCTAACGGTGGCGACGTTTGCCTGCGTTGTGTTCGCCCTCCTTGCGGTAATAGCGAACTGACCTTCAAAGTGGTTGTATAACGGGCATGGAAGAACTCGACGAGGTATATAGCAAGTGGAACAGGCTCGCCAATATGAGCGCGTCTGACCTTCGTGCATGGTCCGAGACCGAGTGCAGCCGCCTCGCGTCGGTGGACCCGGCGGCGGTAATCGCTCGCAACCTTGACCTCTTGGAGACCAAGAAAGGCGATTGGACACAGAAGCACATCGACAATGCCAACCGAGCCATCTCCTTCATCGAACGTATGAGAAACGGCGAGCAGGGCGAACCCGCACGAGAGGGCTGTCCCAGCAAGCGCGACATCAGCCTGAAGAACTGGGCGCATGATCCGCGCAAGCCATTAAACAAATCAGCAGACACAATGAATGACAACGAACTGCTCGTCGCATACGGGGGCGAAGTTAAGGCTTTGGGTGACGGTCGAATCGGCGGCTACTTGGTGAGGTTTAGCGGACCGACTGACCCCGACTTGTACGGCGACTTCTTCACGAAGTCCACCGACTACGGCATCCAGTCAACGCTTCCCGTTTTTTATCAGCATGGCTACGATGACACCCTAAAGAACAGGCAGATCGGCGTAGGCGAGATCAGGAGCGACGAGGGCGGTCTATGGTTCGAGGCGCAACTGGAGAAGCGCGACGAGTACGAGCGCATGGTCATGGAACTGGTCGAGATGGGAAAACTCGGCTACTCGTCGGGTGCCGTTGGACACCTCGTGAGCCGCAAGGCGGCAGAAAACGGAGCGCAGGAAATCACGGCATGGCACCTCGGCGAGGCGTCGCTGGTTCTCAACCCAGCCGAGCCGCGCAACCACGTCATGTCCATTAAAGAATATGTCGAGGCGATTGCCCCGACAAAGGAGATTGCATCTGATGTAGTGGAGCCAGAGGCAGATACGGCAGAGGCGGGGCATGATCACCCTGCGCCAACTGCGGCAGAAGCCAAATCGGAAGCAATAGACGAACAGCCCGTATTGGGCGAAACTCCACTCACAGAACAAGAGGACACTACAATGTCTGAACAGAACAACGACGTTCTGAAAAGCATCGAAGCAATGATCGCTGCTCAGAACGAACGCCTCAACGCAATGGAGGAAGCCAAAGCCGCTCCCGCCATCGTCGAGGTACCAGAAGAAGCCAAGTCCGCTCCTGCGTTTATCAAAAGCACAGGCGACAGCGAAGCCAAAGCCTATGCCGCATGGGTACGCGAAGGCGATGCTGGCGGTCTGCGCGGCGCTAAAGGCTACGAGGTAGACGGTCGTGAAGTTGAGATCAAAGCATCCAACGACACGGACATGAACGTTGGAACGGCTGCCGATGGTGGCAACCTCGTCCCGACGGGACACTTCGAAGGCATCTTCGCCAAGAAGTCCGAAGCCGACCTGACGGACCTGCTGGGTCTGACCCGCATCCCCGGTGTTGGAACGACGGTCAACGTGCCGTTCGACAACGAATCCGACGGCGGGTTTGTCAGCACCAACGAGGCAGGCTCCTACGACCGCGATGCTCCGGCAATCGGTCAGCAGGCGTTCACGCTCGTAAAGTACACGAAGAAAGTACAGTTGAGCGAAGAACTGCTGGAAGATGAGACCAGCAACCTGCTCGCTTTCATCGAGAACTTCGTTGGTCGCGGCATGGCGAAAACGAACAACAGCCTGATCGTTGCCGAGGCAGCAGCCTCTGGTACCGAAGCACTTGCTACGACCGCCGCCGGTATTGCCGCTGGCGAGATCGAGAAGATCGCTTTCAACGATACGGTTCAGTTCTACCTCGACAGCCCGAACATCGCTTGGCTGACCCGTGGCTCCACGTATGGTGACATCGCTGCCCTGACGGGTACCGACCGCCTCTACGCCGAGCAGGGCATCCGCTCCACGTTCGGTCAGTACGCTAACCGTCCGAGCCTGCTGGGATACCCGGTCATGTTCTCGGCGAAGGTTGACGCTGACGGAACGGGCGACAACAAGCCGATCTTCTTCGGCGACTGGTCGCAGATGGGCTACTACATGGGCAACAGCATGAAGGTGCTGCGCGATCCTTACGGAGACGCTGCCTCTGGACAGGTTAACCTGTTCTACTCGTACCGCGTCGACTACGAGATCCTCCAGAGCGAGGCTATCGTTTACGGTCGCGTATCGAACACCTAATAGGTGGAGGACCGGGTAGTGTAAAGGCGCACACCTTTTCTCTCTGGGGTAGAGCGGGTTCGATTCCCGCCCCGGTCCCAACATTTTAAACAGAGCAGTTATGTCCCTGACAACTACGTCCGCGCCTGCTGTTGAGCCAGTCACCACGGCAGAGGCAAAAGAGTATCTACGCATCGACTCATCCGATGACAGCCAGAACGCTATCTTGGCGATACTGATTAAGGCGGCACGTACTCGCGTCGAGGAATATCTGCGGCGCTCGCTCATCACCCGCACCTATTCGTGGGAGATGAACGGCGACGATATGAGGGACAGGATTGAGATACCACGACCGCCGGTGCAGTCCGTTACGTCGCTGACGATCTACGAGGAGGACAGCGCAGGCGTTGAGACATCCTACACCGAGGCAGCCGAGAACTGGCAACTCGTCGAAGCATCATACCTGAAACACCGCAACGATGGCTGGGAAGTTAACCGCATGGACCGCGCTGGCACGTTGGTATACGTTGCCGGATATGGCGACGCATCTACCGATATTCCTGCTGACATCCTGATGGTGATCTTCCGTCTGCTTGCGCTTTGGTACGAGCGCCGTGGCGACGAAGAGCGAGACAACGTAGAAGAACGAGAGTTCAGAATCCTGAACGAGATCGGACACCACAGAACAATCGGTTACTAATGATCGGATCGCTCCGGCATAGGATACAAGTACAAAAAAACTATCCTGCTCGCGTTCAAGGTGTCAAGTCCGATGATTGGCGAACCCTTGAGACGATATATGCAAGGATTGAGCCGCTGCGTGGATCTGAAAGAATCTATGGCTCGCAGAAGGAAGCCGTAAACCAGCATAGAATCACCATGCGTTATCGACCAAATGTCGGTGACGTATTCGAGTTTTTAGATGGCTCGGTCTTTCAATTTCTAACTGGTGAGAACTTTGAGTTTGTTGATGCTGCCTCAGATATTCTTGGGCGTTACCGCTTAAAGTTTGGAAACAAGTTGTTCGACATTCGTGACGTGCAGCAACTATACCCGCATGATGAGTTTACCGTTGTTCGGGTTGAGGAGGTTGTCACATGATCGGCAAGATGGACAAGCGCATAACCATCAGGGGTCGCTCTATTACCAGAGTTAATGGGGTAAAGACAGATAACGGATGGCAAACCATAGAGACGGTATATGGGTCTGTCGAACCTATGAATGGATACGAGCAACGCATTGCTGAACAGGACGGGCTTATTGCATCTCACAAAATTACTATGCGCTACCGATCCGATCTCGGAGAGTCTAATACCGAATTGTTGCCAGAGCACGAGTTGGTTATAGATGGAATGAACCATGAGATTCGACAAGTGCTAAACAGAGACTTTCGAAATAAGTGGTATGACATCATGACGGAGATCAGGTTATGATTAAGGTGGAAGTCAAGGGCATGAAGAAGGCGCTCTCGGACATCGACAGGTATTCGAAGGAAGTTCAGCA